ATCAGAAGGAAGCCATATACTATTCTTATCATCGAAATTATGTTTGGCTGTTTCAAATGTAACGTGGCGTTTATCATTGAAAGTAGGATAGTACCCATTAGGCAAACGGCTTACTCTTTTACCTTCAATCTCAACCTCGTATACCATTTTAGGTAAGATATTCTGTAGCCTGATTATTTGGGCTTCAGAAATAGCTTTATTATCACGAGTACATGATTCTATGAAAAGATAATCGTTTGGAAATTCTTTGGCTAAATCTTCATAATCATACAAATATTGTCCTCCTGCAAGCCAAGGGGGTGAAGTATAGCCGCAAAGTTGATAATGTAAAGGTGTATCAAACCGCATCAAATTGCCTCGCAATGAAGGGAATAGCACGTTGTCAATATCAGCCTTTTCACATAGGGCCTGCTCGTCAATATCGCCACAATCAAATGAACCGCCACGGCCAGAATCAGCACCGTATAGGCTCATAATTTCCTTTGTATAACCATTGGCAAACGTAATCACTCGCGAATAGTCTTTCACGGGCATATAAGGTTTTGCCCAATGTTCAGGAGGTTTTTTAAACACGACATAGTGTCCCCAGCCTTTTTTGGGGTCATATTCAAACTTGCGTAATGATGCAAGGCTGGAAAGATAAGAAGGAAGTGTTTTGGTAATTACCTGACCAAAATAAGGGCCTGCGAGGAATGACTTTGCACGAGGCATCTCATTCATGCGTATATAATCTTGTTTGGCAATAGCGTCTGACTTTCCAGTACCACGACCGCCAATAAATATCTTAATCCCTTGCTTGCCTTCTAAAAACAAACATTGCTTTTTGGTGGCGTAAACCTTCCTATTCATTTTCTAGCTCAAAGTCAATGTCTTCGGTTTGGTTCTCTTTCAGTACTTCTTCTTCTGAAGAAAAAATAATGGTAGTAGCTGGAAACAAAACAGAAACGGGTATTTTCTGCTCATCAGGTTCAAACAAACTAAGCAACTTATCGGCATGTACACGGGCTTTTACAGCTACTTCGTACTCCTTTTGTTCTTCGGCTAGTTTGGCAATGCGTAGGTAATGTTCACGGCTGGCCATTCGTTCGCCTAGCTTATCAAACTTTAGTGCATCGCCATATAGCTTAATTGCGTCTCGAAGGATAGCGTAACATTGACTTTCAGAAATAGCCAATTCATTAGCCATGGTTGTGATAGCCGTGTGGCGGCTATTGTCATTCACATATATTCCAAAGGCTATTTTATACTTTCTGAGCTGTTCTAGTTCATCATCTGTCAATTGTATTTCACCCAGCCAATAGGCTTTGATCTTGTCGAACTTGTCCATTCTTTCGGCTGGGTGCATACGTAGTAATTCCTTTGCCTTTTGAGCAAATGATTTTTTAGACATTATTTTCCTCTAAAAGCTTCTTTCTGATTTCCAAGTCTTCTTTCATGCTTTCTACTTGCACCAGTTCAGTTTGCCATTCTTTGATCTTTTGGTGATCAGGTTGCTTGGCAATTTTGGCGGCAAGTTTCGAAGCCTTTTCTCTTAGCGGTTGCAATTCTGCTTTTATTCGCAAAATAGCCACACTTGGCAATTCTTTCGAAGTATATTTCTTTTCAGCATCCGTAAATTCAGGTTCGTCAGTCCCATTTTGCAAATCTTGGCTTTTCCTGAATACTACACGGTACTTCTCTTTTACTTCAAGAATTTCTTTGACCAATTCCTCTAGTTCGGGGCCTTCTTCAAGGTCGGCTAGTTGGTTACTTAGCTTGCAGCGTTGCACATGTAGGCTATTTAGTTCAATAGCCAATTTATCCACTTTTTCTTGCCTTTCTTCGTCTGATATTTTTAGATCCATAATCCTATCAAACCTTTCCTTAGTTAGTTCACCTTTTAATTCCACCGAATTCGAGGGAATTAAATCAACTGAACTTCCCAATACTTTTTGCAACTCTTTTTCCAGTGCCGCTTGATTCTTGCGTACCGAAAGGTGATGAATCATGTGTTGGCTGTTCACATGCTGTTTCAGTAGCTCAAGCCCTGCTTCGAAACTTTTAGTTTCTTGTTCGAGGTAGTTTTTAATTTCTTGCATTATAGTTTGGAGATTTTACGATTAATGTGTGCTGGCTTGGCATACTTTCTATTTATACCCAAAAGTAAACTATTGGCAATTGCCACGTAGGGACATAAAAAAAGCCCATCAAAAAATGATAGGCTTTCTGTTGAATTAATATAAACTAAAAGCATTATGATACTTCAAAAGTAGTAAACTAAAGCCATAAAAAAAGCCTCCCGAAAATCAGGAGGCTTTTACGTTGAATACTAAACCTTAAACCTTATCAAGCTGTTTGGTCGACACTTGCACCAGTTCTATGTAAGGGCTTTTTTCTTTGAAAAGAATTTCGCCCTCTTTATCCGTCAGCTTGTCTTTAGCGACAAACGTTTTTCCGATTAGGAAACGATTCACTGAAATCGCTGCTCCTGTAAGTCTGTACTTCTCCACTAGTCAATAGGAATTGAAGATGTGATATGGTACGGTGCATGATCCTGACCGCTCAATGTGAACTTCAGCAAATGACCTGCTTTGTCAGAACCTTTTTTGCCTGTGTTCGCTTCGAAATCACAGAAAGCCCCTTTTTCCACATCACCGATCAATCGTTTACGACCTTGGGCGTCTACCAACACAATGACCAACTGTCGGCCAATTGCTAGCTTGATCGCTGCCTGAATAGGAGCAGTCAAACGAGGCAAGAAAGCCTCAATTTCTACCATGATCGATTTGCTCAACCCTTCCCCTTCTGTCTTCACTTTCATCTCTACAGAATCGGGGTCTAAATCCCATTTCACAAACACCTTGTCGGTCACCATGGTAATAGCTGTAGTTATCACCTCATTGGTAGCCGCTGGAATTGTCTCAATATCTTCCTTAGCAGCGATAAGGAAATACGGCTTGGCTCCACCCGGATTCAAGCCGCAATCTTCTGCAATGGCTGTTAAACTAGCGCAAGCCATACCTAAGCGAATTTATGAACTGATTCAACATGAATGTACGTGCCATTATTAAAGCACTTCACATACTCGTTAGTTGCTAAAACAGTACTTGCAGCCGCACCAACGGTTTTAATGTTGTTGCCTGTAGTAATTGTTTTATTACCAGCACCAGTATTGATGATGATAAAACGCTTTCCAATTTTGTCAAGGTTGGTGAAGCTTGTCACGTTGCCAGTTCCTGCAGCATTCAATTGCACAATGTCAACAAATGCATCGTCTGCATGTTCGTTGAAATTTACTACGTTTGAAGTGATCGCAAAATTAGCCGCCTCTTCTTTGGTAAGTGCTATTAACACTTCGCCTGCAGGCAAGTCTTGAATTCCCGTTTCAGGAATTTCTAGTTTTAAGATTGATTTTGGTTTCATCTTATAATTTGGTTGAATAGTAGTAAATGAGTAAAAAGGCAAAACGCCAAGCCTAAGCTTGGTCGTTTGTCCAGATAGTTTCTGCGATGGCGTAGTTCATGCCAATTTCCACATCAATCATCAAATCGATGTTTCTCTTCTCGCGCTCTACAGTGATTGAGTTGGCACGGTTCAAATCATCGTAAGCCAAGCAAATATTTTCTTTTGGCGTTACGATTAAACGGTTCGAACCTGTCAATTCAGGTACAGGAAACAACACAATGTTTGTACCTGGAATGATCCCCTGTGCAAACGTGTTGTTGTAAGGCAATGCCCCATGATTGTTACGGTAGTCTACCTCATAGTTCCATTTGTTGATAGGCGAAATCAACATCACCATGTCAGCCCCGGCATAGTCTTCGTTTGCTAACGATTTCTTTGCCACACCTAATACTTGATCTTCTGCATTGCTTTCTGTGATTGCCGCACCAGCAAAAACGTTTGCTGCAGGAATATCCAATGACGTTATATCGTCAGTGATCAATGTCAAAAGGCCATCCATTACATCTAGCTTTCCTGTGCCTGCTGCATTGTATGTTCCTTTGATGATTGCCTCGCGCAAGTTCTTATTGAAACGCTCGATTACTTTGCCCATCAAGAAAGCCTCAAACGGGATGTAATACACATCGTAAGCAATGCCAGCCGCTTGTGATTTTGCCATCAAACCAATCCACGATTTACGCAATTGTTGTAATTGAGCTTGTGTGAATTGCAAGTCAGCTTTTGCAGCCCTTACTTGTGCAAAACGATTCTTGAAAGACACCGCATTTTCTGTAGGTGTAAATGTGGTCTTTCCTCCTGGTTGTAAGATGTCGGAAACTAGCGACTCTACAAGAGGCACTTTGTCGGTCACGTCTGCAATTGGAGTCATCCAATCGTACATTGCGCCATTTACCATTTTAGAAAACAAAGGAGCTTTGTTTTCTAAAACATAGTCGGTTAATTCCGAGCTTAATTCGGTCAAATTTAATGAATCAGCCATTTTTTGTTTGTATTAATTGGTTGTGGTTAAACTGTTTTAGCGAAGCGTTCTTGCGCTTCTTGGTTGTAGCTAGCCACTTTTTTAGGCGTGGGTGCTTGGTTGGTAATGTCTGCTTTTTGGTTGTTCACCCTTTCCGAGTTGGCTTTCCAACTTCTAAGAGTTTCCAATTCAGCCTGTGCGCTTGCTTTAGCGATGTTGGCTTCTTCAAGTGCCGCCACTGCTTCACTTAGCTTGGTATCGCTTGCTGTTAGGCTAGCTTCTAGCGTGGCGAAATGTTCAGCATTTAATTCTACTTCCTCGGCTGTGGCTTCTAAGCCCAAACGAGCGGCCAGAACTGGAGCCGATTGGAGGTTGACTTTCATGTCGTTGTTTGAATTGGGTTTTGAGTTGGAAGTTGACCCGTTTTGTTTTTTAGTAGCCAAACGGGCCGCTGCATTTACAGCATCTTGCAATGTGCCTACCTTGTCGGCAAGTCCATTTTTCACAGCATCTTGGCCGTTGTATAATTTCCCTGTAAAAACATCATTAGCCGAAAGCTTCTCGCCTCGGCCTTGTTTTACATAGTTTACAAATGTGCTTTTGATTGAATCCAACGAGGCTACATGTTCGGCCAATACTTCGGGAGAGATGGCTTCGTATGGGTTCAGTTTTGCTTTGTCTACACTGGTGCTGTCTCGTACCATCGCAATCGTTACGCCTTCCGCTTCTAGCTTCTTTTGCATATTGATCACCGTACTGATTACCCCAATAGACCCAACCCAGCTAGTTGTTTTCTGGTTAATGTATAGCTCTGAAGCTTGGCTCGAAATCCAATAGGCTGCACTAGCAATAAGACCATCGCCCCAAGCCACAATAGGTTTTTGACTTGCAGCTACTACTTGCGCTAGTTCTTCAGTACCATCTACACTTCCGCCTGGCGAATCAACTACCAACACAATGGCCGAAATATTAGGATCGGCATTTGCTTGGTTGATCCATGCAGCTACTTCTTTGGTAGATGGCGTACTATCGCAAGGCTGTGCTTCTTTGGAAATAACCCCTTTTAATGGGATAAGAGCGATATTTAAAGCCGTTCCGCTGTTGGCTCTTGGTTTGCCTTCGGCTGCATCAACGTCAGAAAGGGCCACAAAACTAGTTAGTTTCCCGTTTTCGTCTAAAGAATCAGTTTGTTTAATTTGCACTCGATCCTGTGCAGGAATTCGAATAGCATGTCGATTCATAAGAGCCTCACGTACGTGCGGTTCAGCACGCATAGCAAAGTCTAGATCAACACACCAGTAATGATTTTTTAAAAGAGAAAGCCACATAAGTATCTGCTTATGATACAAATGTGGCTAATGTTTATATGGTCTATTGGGACACAGTTAAGTGTCTAGTATATAGTATTTTACCTCTCTAATTCTTCGGGGTTTTCGGATGCTGTTTGGGCTACCAAAGCCACTGCCGCCCCTACCCATGCTAGTGTTTGGGCTATGTGGGTATATTCGGTTGGGAAATAAGGAATTACCAAAAGACCTCCACCAAGTGCCGAAGTGCTAAGGCCTATTGCTCTTAGTTTTTTAAAAAAGCGAGGTGTTTTGGCTTTAAACCGTTGAATTAATTCTTTCATTTTGTTTGTAGTTTGGGTGGTTAAATCAAATCTTTTGGAAGTGCAAAATTATTATTGCCTTTGCCTTGCAAGTAGCCTATCCATTCGAAACATACAAATCGTTTCGAATTTACTGGAAACAATTCAAAGCGCATTTTTAGTAATGTTAAGTAGGACAGAAGCTTTCTAAACTCATAGCCTTTGTATTTGCTGCCAGCGTTTTCTACTTCTTCTAGTATTTCCGAATCTGTTAGCGTACTTACAAACGGCCTAATAGTCGTGATCCTGTTTGTGTCTTCTTCAAGCCAATACTTTTCAAGCCTATACTTGTACCTACTTTGAAAATCTGAAATCCTTACCGTTCCATCGGGAAAGGTTATTCTCAAGGCCGCATGGTTTGCGACAAATTCAGGCAGTACATTATACCTTGCTATTACTTGCCGAATAATCCAACTTAAATAAGTGATCGGTTTATTCCACTTCCAAGGGTTTTTAATAAAAATGGTTTCTAGTTTTAAGTTTCTCATTTGTAGAAAGTTTCAATAGGTTCTTGTTTTATTTGACCTACTGTGAAATACAAATCTGCTATAATTCCTTGACCTCCCCATTTTAGCCAAAAATCAATATTTCCGATCATTACAGGAATCATAATTGGAGTTACTCCATCTTCTTCAAATAGTAAATTATCAAGTTCATCCTTTGCTTGTTTGAATGCTGGTTGTGGGACACCATTTACTATTTCTAAATCTTGTCTAAGCGTTTGATTTGAATAGTCTTTACTCCCATCACTTAGTTTTTTGTAGTAATAATCTTCTAAAGTTGGTGGTAAGAATATTGGAGTTATACCGTCTTCCTCAAATAGTAACTCTCCTTGTTCATTTTTTGATTGAATTTTTCTAAAAGGCTCTAAAGATTGTTCACAAACAGCATATTTAAAATTTAGAATTGGATCAGTAGAGTTAACTGATTCTGTTCCCGAAAATTCTATACACTTTAAAGCTAATTCTAGCCCCGTTTTTGTTTTTGCACCTAATAATACGATTGGGAACATAATCTTATAATTTTATAAATAACCTCGTTGTAAATAACCTCTATATTGTGCTTGTATTGTTGCATTGTCTGAATATGAAGTATTTACAGTTATTCCATTTATACAAGATTTTCCATATGTAGGTGCAATATTATACCACCCCACATTTATTTGTGCTGATGCCGTGTTATTCATACTTCCTGATGACGCTAATTGCGCAGAATTAACCAAGACCCCATCTATGTACATATACACCGTGTAATTAGATGGATTTAGTGTGATTTGTATCAAATGTGGGTTTGTATCATTTGAAGGGGCTGTTATTATAACAGATAGATCTACATCTAGTCTTCTAACAACAACTTGTGCATTCGCTCCGACCCATCCAAACGCAAATCTTACAGTACTATTTGAATTAGTCATTACATAAAAATCACTACAATTGTCACTTACAACATTTCTTTTTGTTGCAATCTGTACAGTATATTGATTAATATTTCTAAATATGTCTAAGGCACCTCCCATTATATTCATTGCATCATTAACTCCATCAAATTTAATTCCAGCATTTATTCCAAATTCATTCGTTTGGAAAGTAGGTTGTAAACTTCCACTCCCCTGCGTTGCGTTATAATTATTCCCAGAATAATCTAAAAAACTTGGAATAGCTGTACCGTCAGCATATTGATACATCATTTGACTAGATAAATACAATTTTAAGTTTGGAAGTTGTAATGGTGTGATTGGTGTTTGTAGAATTCTACCATTTTTTAATAATATTGACATATGTTTAATATTTTAATTTATATTTTATAACCAGCCACGATTTAACCAACTTTTATATTGTTGTTGAATAATAGAATGATCTGAATAAGCTTGATTGATTGTAATTCCATTTATTACAGCCTCCCCAAATATATTTGATAAATTTGATCCAAAAATAACACCACTCACACTTGGTAAATCTTCTGTATATGCGGAATCTGCCACACCAGAAGCACTTAAAACACCATCTAAATACATATAAAAAGTTTGATTTAATGGATTTAAAGTAAGTTGAACTAGATGTGAATTTAAATCATTTGAATTTATAATTAAATTTTGACTGTTTGTTGAATTACGAACTGTTGTTGAAATACTTGTTGCTGATAGCGAAAATGTTAAACGACTAAAAGTGTTATTACCATTTGTATATTGCAATAATATATTTACATCAGCTAAAATGGTTCGTTTGAAAGCTATTTGCACTGTATACTGATTAATATTACGTAATATATTCAACGCTGCACCAGTTAATTCCATTTTATCATCAGTTCCATCTCCTTTAATTCCGCTATTTGCTCCAAACTCATTTGTTTGAAAAGTTGGTTTTAAACTCGTATTTGCTTGTGTTGCGTGTAAATTATAACCGCTAAAATCACTAAAAGTTGAAACTAAACTATTATCCGCTTGTTGTGTCATTCTAGTTGCACTTAAATATAATTTCAAATTTGATAGTTGTAAAGGGCTTGAACTTCCACCATATGTAATAATTGCCATATTTTAATATTTGTTTTATATGTTATATATAATTTTTATACCACTGTAATAACTGTACTCGGTGAAATAGCAGTCACAATCCATTTTAAATTTGGTTCAATACATTTCAAACTAATACTATAAACATTTGAAGTACTTTGTATATAACCAGTTATTCCCAAAGTGCTATTAGTTGCTAGTCCTAAAATTTGTTGGTTAGCCATTTGATTAATTCTAAATCCTCCTAATCCTCCAATTCCACTACTTATAAATATTAAATCCCCTATTGAACTTGTAGTAGGTAAACTGAATATAGTTTGAGTAGTTTTACTTGAAGTATGTTGAGTATTTATAAATAAATTTGAATCAGTTGAAATATTTAAATTTCCAAATACTTGAATTTCATTAATATTTAAATAATCATCTATTTTTATTCTATTCACGTTATTATCTACATGACAAGTATACATGAAATTTGATGTGATATCAAAATAATATTGACCCGCGAAAGTTCCAGCAATAACAGCTAAACCATTTGTATAAACCGCACCAGTAACAGCAACAATATCATTAAAATCAGAACTTACAACATCGTGAATGGCGGAAATTTGACCAAAAGTATCGGTTTGAATCATTCTATCAGTAGAACCACTTAAACTTGGAAAATATGTAGAACCACTTAAATTATTAACTACCCATCTTTGAATAGAACTATTATATTGTAAAGTTAAAACTTGATTATTTGACCAACTTAAATTTTTATTGCATGATATTCGATTTGTATCAGTTTCACCTAAATCCTCATTATAAATTGTAAGTGTTTGATTTGTACTATTTAATATATTTACTATTTTTCCTGAATAATCGAGTATCACACTTTTTAAACCAGTTTGAGACACACTATCAAACCTGATATATGAAGTATTTGTCGTATTTAAGTTTGAAACAATTCCTGAAATAGTTATATTTTGATAATTTATCACAGACTGATTGAAAGCGTCAAAAGTTGTATCAGTTGCATTAGCGGTTAATCCCGTTATATTAGCTTTAATTGTTTTTGTTGCCATTTGGAACAATTTATCATTACCAACTATATTATTAGCTAAAGTTGTAACAATAGTGGTATTACCTGTTCCTGTTATCGCTCCCGATAAAGTTATATTTTGATTTTCTGTTATGTAAGTATTTGTGTCATAACTAATTACACCTAAATTTGACTTAACAAAACCAGTTCCAGTTATTTGGCTTTGATAAATTGGAATATTTAAAACATTTGAAATTAAAGTACTTGGTCCAGAACTTCCAGTTGTTGTAAGAGTAATTGAAGAACCCCCGCCACCACCTCCTATTAAAGCTTGTAAATCTGTAGTGGTTATTTCTTTTACTTGATTATCTTGTTTAACATAAATTTTATCTGTCGTAGAATTTAAAGTAGTTATTGTTGGTAAATCACCTTTAAATTCTAAATTTTCTTCAATTGATAAAATTGTTGGATTTAATCTGTTATAATTATTAAATATTAAATTATTTTGACCAATAAAATTTAAAGAAAAATCAGTTTGAGAACTACCAAACATATAAATATTATTTTGTGTACATGATTGAATTGTAAAATAATTTTGTGCTGAATTATTTAAAGTTAAATTTGATTGCGAACCAGAATTAGAAATTGTAAAATAATTTTGTGTTGAATCAATCAAATTTAAATTTTGTTGTGTCGATCCGTTATATATTTCAAAACTTGATTGAGATGAATTATTTAAAGTTAAATTTGATTGCGAACCACCATCTCTTATTATAATATAATCTTGAAATGAATTTATTAAAGTTAAATTTTCTTGAAATGCCCCAAATTTTAAAGTTGTATTAAGACTCCTTGAATTTAACATATAAATATTTTTTTGATAATCACCAGAAAAATTTATGTTTTCATTTACAGAATTTATTAAAATTTGGGCTGTTATTTTATCTGACCCCCATTGAAAATATTTAATAGGATTAAACAATAAATCATCTAAATAAAATTTATCAAAACTTACTTTATTACCTTTGTTATCTTCTCTGTAAATAATTAAATCATTTAAATAATCATATTTAATTTTATCAATATTTAAATTATTTGAACTATTTGGTTCTTTTGCCCAAAAATTTGATAAAGTAAATATATCAATAGGATTTGAATTTGATGCACTTGTTTTAAGCCATGTCGAACCACCCCAAATTACGACTTGATTAATTGCATAACTAGTACCTTTATTATAAATGTTATAAAATGCATAATTTGGGGTGTAAAATTTACCTAATCCAAATTCATCTAAAATCCCTTCATGATTAGTGTTTAAATATATTTCTGTACCGCCATATAAATTTATATCGGCATCAGTTATTTTATATGTTGCATTTTTTTCAAAAACACCTAATAATTGAAAGTCTGCAACAGATAATTCAAATAATTTATTATTTAATTTTGAAATTGCATCATTTATAGTGTCATTTACATCTAAATCGCCAACTAAATTTAAATCAATATCCAATAATTTTGAAATGACTGAATCATTATTTAAAGTTAAAGTTATTGCAGTGTTTCCAGTTCCAGAAGCTTCACCACTTATTGTAATTTCTTCATTTTCAGTGAGATAAGTTGAATCATCATATGAAATTATACCAGCATTTGAAATGACATAACCAGTACCATCTAATAAATCTTGTTTCAAATCTAATTGACTATCAACATAAGTTTTTGTTATTTGAACAGTAGGAATTACAAATCTTGCATTTGTATTATCATCATATTTAATAGTTATATCAGCATTTGAAGAACTTACAACCGCATAAATATCAATTTGTAATCTGTCTGTTACATCTAAAGAAATAGGGGTATTTATGAAAGCACCAACATTTTGAATAATGTTTGTATTTACTGTTACACTTGTGCTATTAGCAGTCGTACTTATTAAAGTTTTAACATTTGAAACATTTACTTTATAAATTTCCGCATATGTGTAATATTCTGCCGATCCAGATGCCTTTTCAGTTTCAAAATTTAAAACAAATTGACCGTATGGAATTAAAGTAATATTTGGGAATCCAGATTCTGTAATAAATGAAAATAATTTTGTTGGTGTTGTACTTACATTAATTGTATTAGTTGTAATTGTATCAACTACAAATTCATCAATGGAAATCATAAAATTAGTTCCAGCACTTGAATTTGAAGAACTTAACATATAAGTTTGGATATTCCCATCCGCACCAGAAATACTTGAAATTAAAGTTTCAATTTTATCTGAACTGTAAGTTGTTGTTAATGAACTATTTAAATCATCAATTAAATCAACACTTATTACATCCCAATCATTTAAAACTTGATTCCAGAAATAATGTTTTTGATCTGCATTTACGTAAACTAGCAATCCATTATATTTATAAATGATATTTAAAAGATCTGAATATGTTGCCACAACAAAACGAGAATCTAAAGGTTTACCTACATTTAATTCAAAATTTGAAATTGTTTTTATATCACCCATTGTATTTTTTGTTTATTAAAGTATATATTAAAAATTCTTTTTATCATTTAAACATCCGATAAACCAGACAATTAAAATTGTTAAATAAGTGATTAATATAATATAGAAATTTTCACTTGATTCAAAAAACATAAAAATCAGAATCACAATTGTGAAAAAGTTTAAAAGAAAAAAAGGATATGTAAAATTATTTTTGATTGAGTTCCACATCTTAGTAAATAAATTTAATTTTATAGTTTTGATATGTTGAATCTGCATTTAATTTATAAATATAATATGGTAAAAATGTACTATCAATTTGTTCAATGTTAATATTTGATCTGGTGAAGAGATTAAATACTGAATAATTAACATCTCTAATATCCGTTAATAATCCAAAAGATTGTGGATAACAAAATACCATACGATCTTCATTTGGACTATATAGAAACTCTTTATCACCTCTTAATTGAACTAACTTATTAAGAGTCAATATGTTAGCACCATTTATTAAAGAATTATCAATTGAACCGTAAAATATTGGTGGTATGAAATCAACTAATAATGAAAAATATTGTGTTGCATAATTCCAATATGAAACTTCAAAATTTATCAGATGTGAATGATAATAGTTTATTGTGAAAGCACCTTGCCAGTCCAAATCTGTTATTTGTAATACATCACTATTATTTGACGGATTAGCTATTTCAATACTGTTATGGAATACCAAACGATTTGAAACTGTTGCCGAACTGTTTGTTTTATTTATGTTGAATGAAAATTCATGTATTGGTATAAAACTACCAAACTCATAATAATCGGGGTCAAGATTATTTAAATTAATAGTTGGGTCATAATCTTTATATAAAATTTTATCAATTGTTGTACGTATATCCGCTTCATTTGGAAGTGTACCAGCGTCATAACCACCTACTGTAATATTGGTTGGATTTGAACGAATATAATCAACATTTCCACCAACTTGAATCGTTTTGTTTATCCAAATATTATTAATATTATCATATGATAAAACTTGATCGCCTAATGGTGTTATAATATTAACATCTTTTAAATCACTTAAATTATTGATTGTCTTGCCTTTATCAATAAATATTTGAGTCATTTGAGAATCAAAACATGAATATAATATTTCAGTTTTTTGATTAAAAGCTGGTCTGTATACCGCACATATTAAAATTTCATCGGCATTTAAACTTGGCATAATAGGGGAAACCGAACCAACACCGCTCCTTTTTTGAACTAAATTTAAAGTTGCATTTATGAAAACAATATCAATTCTATCCAATGCTATGTTATTTAAATTAAAATTTGTTGCTGGTGTTGAACCAACATTATAAATTAAATTGTTATATTGATACACAAATGGTGTTATTGCGTACGTACTTACACCGCCACCAATCGTATTTGTTATAGCTACATTCCCAACTTCTGTTAATATTTTATTAGAAGCGTCTAAAGGTAAACTTATTGATATGAACGAATTGTCAAATCTAGTGCATATTAACGATCCGTTAATTAATTGAAAATTGACAAATTGTTCTAATGAATTATTATTGAATTTTGTAAATCCTTCGTTGAATGTATCCGTACCAACTAATACCGTTTCTAACATATAAATCCTTTTATTTTTATATATTAAAAATTTTATATATAGTTTATAAAGAGCATATATTATATGAGTAATAATAAATTAGAAGTTATAAATTTTGCCAACATTGAAACTCCAAATTTTAGTAATGAAATTTCAAAATATTCAAATTTAGATTATGTCAAATATGGATCTGATAATTTATTTCCAAATAAAATATTGGAATTTGAAAATAAAAGTACCACACATAAAGCTTGCCTAAAACTTTTAACAATTTCAATTTCTGGAAAAGGTTTTGATTCATCTGTTTTGAGTTCAGAAGCTTTATCATTTTTGGAAAATAGTGATTATGAAACTTCAAATAGTACCATTTTGGAAAAAATTGCAAATAGTTTAGCTATATTCAATGGATTTTGTTTGGAAACTATATTTGATAAAGGTGGTAGAATTATTGAAATGAATTTTTTACCATTTCAAAATGTTAGAGCATCTAAACCAGACAAATACGGGGAAGTAAATCAATATTTTTATAATTCAAATTGGGAAAAACACCCAAATGATTATGAAGTCATTCAAGCTTTCGGTACAATTCCAAGTGATTCTAAAAATAAAAATTATAAAAGAACAAAAGAATTATTATATATTTCAGTTTATAACCCACAAAGTTTAGTTTATCCAAAACCAAGTTATGACGCAAGTTTAAATTATATTTGTGTGGAAAACGAATTATCAAAACACCATTTAAGTTCAACTGTTAACAACTTTTTACCAAGTTCGATTATTTCAATATTTGGAAATTATACAGATGAACAAAAAGAGGAATATGCGAGAGGGATGAGAAAAGAGTATAATGGAAGTGAAACAAATGGAAAAATGATTATTGCTTTTCCAGAAAATGCTGAACTCGCTCCAAAAATAGAAACAATTAGTGCTTCAAATTTAGTTGATGTGTATTTAAATACAAGCGAAGAAGCTAAAAATAATATTATTACTAGTCATGGAATTACCAGTCCTGCCTTAATTGGAATTAGTTCAAATAACAGTTCAATATTTTCGAACGGTGAAGAACTTTCAACTGCTTGGAACGTCTTCTATAACACAACAATTGAAAATTATCACACTTTAATAGAAAAGAATATGAATTTAATTTTGAAGTATGCTGGTTATCCAAACGATAAATATATGATAAAATCATTTACACCAAACGCAATAAAACAAACTATTTAAATTTAAATATGCTATATATAGACACATTATATTTGACTGAAAATACAAATTTAAGTCAGAACATTGACACTGCCGTACTTGGTCCAAATATTCAAAAAGCACAAGACATCTACATATCAAAATTTTTGGGTAAACCATTAGATGACTATTTACAAAATGCTATTTTAACTGGTATGACAACTCCAACCGATACAAATTTGAATATTTTAATAAAAAAAACATTAGCTGAATTTAGTGCTTATTGTGCATATGTTGATGTATTATTTAAAATGATGAATAAAGGTTTGTTGAATGGAAGTTCAAATAATGGAGTGGTAGTTAGTAGAAACGACATGATCTATGTTCGGGATATTTCGAAAAGCCAAGCTGAATTCTATTTAAATGAAGTTAAATTGTTTTTAGATGAAAATGAAGCTGAATATGTTGGACTTTGGAATAAATGTTCAAATAATCAAGTTAGTTCAAAATTTCCAATAATATTTTAAAAATTATATATGTACGAAAAAGCAAAACTTCATTTGGAAGAAATATTTGGAACTCTTGTTGGAGTTGGTTCAAGTATATTTCATATATTTCAACATCAACAGATTCATATTGTTGAAGGTTGTCTATATACTTTTTTTATTAGTATATTTGGATTAACTTTATCACATTATTATAAAAAATTTCTTATTTGGATCGATTCTAAATAATATTTAATTCTTTTATTTTTAATTTTCTTTTGAAACTTTCATAACTTTCAAAGCTATAATGTTCATCAGAATAAAATATGGAATCTTTTAGAATAACATAAGTGAATTCATTTTTATGTTTCTTTTCAAAAACAATTAAATTATTTGAATTTTGTTTCAACAAATAACCTTTCAAATATAGTCTTAAATAATATAGTTCGTCCGTAAGTTCCACTTTCATAATGTTTATCCCAACTCATTTTTTAAAATCATTTTAAATATTTGATGATCGAAATCACTTGCATTTATAACTTTTCCAGATGAACTTAATCTTTTCAAATTATAAATATTCGAAGTTAAATATAATCGATATCGGCTTGAACTATTTGAAGCACTTACCCCCGAATAAAATAAAGCGAACAAATAACTTTTACCATTTTTATTAAATAATGATAGGGGAATAACCTTACGAATTCCTTTATATACACCTTTTGGATGAGAAACATTCGGGAAATATTCGAATTGTATAACATTACCCCTATTAATTGCAGTTTCAATGGCTTTGATTTCAAGTAGATTAAGCATAATACACTATATATTAAATTTATCACTAACTTATTAGAATCGAACGGATTTAAAATGCTTGACCATTATACAATCCGTTCGATTCTGAGAGCCTTTAATAGCTATTTGTAGATTCAATTACATTCACTCTACTTTGACCATCATTAATATCCTTCACACTTACAAAGATTGGAGTACTTGAAATTGATTGTATTGAATCGTTTGTCGAATTTAGACTTAAATTATTAAAATTTGGTAATTGTCCACCAGTTGCATATAAACCATCTTCATTCATTTTCTCTAAAGTTGGAAGGAATTTAGAAGTACTTTTTCTATTCATTATAAATTCACCCCCTTCAACTTCAATATTTGAAAAACTTCCAGTGCCTTTTATGCCCCCATTTGAATGTAAATTGCCTTTTAATAACCCACCTCGTTCAAATTTTTGACTTGCTATAACGGCAATATTAGCAGCAGCAATAGCCCCAACCAATGAAGCCATTACAAAATTTAATGGAGGAGGGGAAGAACCTAAAGCAGCTACAACTCCTTGCGCTCCTGATATAGTTGCTTGAACAATTGAAATAGCTTGTTGTCTTTTTTTAGCAGCTAAATCAATTTGCTCTATTCTCTTTTTTTCCGCTTCTAATTTCTTTTCAATTTTTATTTTTTCATCAGCTATTTGTTTTTCTTTTATTAAATTTTTTTCTTTTATAATTCTTTCATTTTCCAATTTCTCTTTTAAATCGTCAAATCTATCACCTCTACTCGAACTTAAAGCTGCTTCCAAATCATCTATATTTTTTATATTTTCAGCAACTTTATTTTTTTGTTCATTTAAAAGTTCATCTGTTTTAGCAACATTCTCTTCTAATCCTTCTATATTTTTTTCAATTTGAATTTTTTCATTTTCACCTTGTTGATTTAAAAGTTCATTAAAAGTTGCTCCAAGTTCAGCCGTTTTACTTGCCGATTTTAATAAATCATCTGCAAATTTAAGACCTTGTTTGAATTGTTCATCTCTCAATTGTTTTTGAAAATCAGCATATTCTTTATCAAGTTCTTTTTTATCATTTAAAGCTTTTTCATATTCAGCGGAGTCAACCCCATATTGAAATGCTGCGTCTGATATTGATCTTTTATTTAAAATAAATTTTAATTTAAAATATTCATCATTAGCATCTTTTCTTTCTTGAATGGTTAATTTTTCATTATTTCTAGCTTTATTTTGTTGTTCAACTTCATAATCAAATTGATATTTGTGAAGTTTGTTTAAACGATCTGCTTGTGTTTTATTATATTCATAAACCAAATTGTTTAATTCAATTGCTATTGCTTGATATTCTTTTGAATGTTCTTCAAAAGAAGATGCTTCTTCATTTAATAAATCTAGTTTATCATTTAAAAGCTTTTTATTTTCATTAAAAATATTTTCATTTGATTCTAAAATTGTTGTTTCTGCAAAAGCAGTCATTTGAACGACCGCATTAATATTTGTTCTTGTTATTTCTAAAATAGTAGTATTTGGAATCTCCCCATCGAAACCAAAAACAAATCCCTTTCTAGCCATATTATAATCTTCTGTCAAATCCGTTAGTTCATTTACATAATCTTTATCTTTTTCTAACAATTCGTCATATCTTTGTTCTGTGATATCAAATGTTTCACTTGTATATTCTCTTTCTTTTTCTCCTTGAATTGATTTAAAATCATCAAGTAATAATTTAGAATTTTGTATATAATAATTTTGTAGCCTAATTTGTTCTTTGTTGTTTTGTTCAAATATTTCAACTTTTGATTTATTAATCGATTCTAATTGTTCTTTATTTGATTTTGCTAAATCAGTTTCCAAACTTGTTGTATCAACCCCATATTTTTTATTAAGGTTGTCCATTGCTTCTTGAAACTTGTTATTAGT